TTCGTTTACTTGAGCAGCAGTAGCAGGTTGACCAATTATGTAAAGAGTATTTCCTACCTTTTGGGTTGCTTGTTGATTCCAGTAATCATACCCGTAATTGGTTGTTACAGGAGTAGCAGTAGCTGCCGAAGAAGCAGTTACATCTTCTGTAATATCAGTGACATCTGAAGGAGCTGTGTAACCGTATAGGTAAGACCAGTCTCTAGTTACTTCCCCGGTTTCAGGATTCATTACATCTTGTACCATTTGTTACCCCCAGTACTCGATTTGTGTTGTTGGAAATAAAGAACTAGCAATTCCGTAAGTTCCGGTTCCACCACCGACAACGCCCCAAAGCTGGTAGTAATTGCGTCCCTGTGTTGGAGCTGTTGTCCCGCTAGGAAAATGCCCAGCAGCTTCTGTAGAGCCTTGCATAGCATTGGCAACTTGCCGGTTTGTGCCATTCAAATAAAGAGCACCAAAGGTATTGCCCGCAACGAGACTATTCACAAACGGACAGGATGCAAAAGCATGAGGCCTAGGGAAACCAGTAAACCACAGAAAATAAACAGCCGTTCCAAGGGCGACCCACGACGTTGAGCTTGTGGTCAGCTCCGAAGTCTCTGTAAAATTCCTGACCCTAAGAACTGGGTTCCAATAGGAAATTACCATATCAGAAGAAAACTGAGTGGAGGTATTTGCGTAGGCCATTCCGACCAGCGTGCGCGTGTTGTCACCAGTCTTAATCGGCGTCCCCTCATTGCCAGCCGTCGTTGATACAGTCCACGCCGTCGTGCTTGCTTCCAGCGTCAGCGTGCCAGAGTTGTCATAGGCATAGACATAATAAAGAGTAGAAGATGAAAGGCCTCCAGTTCCAAGTGTAACTCCAGCATTAGGAATTACATGGAGTTCTCCCTCAATTTGAATCAGCTTCCCGTTCTTTTGTATAAGCGTGCATGTCGTAGCGTTGGTGTACTGGAGATAACACTGACCAAGACCTACTGCCTGTAGAGTATTATCTGCTGCATTAATTGTTTTGTTTGTTAAAGTTTCTGTTCCGGCAAGAGTAGCAAAACTTCCATCAGATAAAGCTGTATTAAATTCAGAAGTAGTGCCTGTCAGAGTGCTGGTAGACAAATCAATACTAGCCGTAATAGCAGCAAAGGTAGGACTATCAGTTGTAGCTACTCCTTGGTCTAGTGCCTTAACAGCAGTAATATTGGTAAGCTCACTATCCATCAGGGCACCAGCAGCAGTTACGTTAGCAGTATCCGTAACGTCAGCATTAGTCTCGATAGTGTCTAGTTTAGTCCCATCAACAGAAACATCTCTTCCGTCCACATTACCAGTAACTGTAATAGCAGCAAAGGTAGGACTATCAGTTGTAGCTACACCCTGATCTAGTGCTTTAACTGCAGCAATGTTTGTTAGTTCTGAATCCATTAAAGCACCAGCAGCAGTTACGTTAGCTGTATCTGTTACGTCTGCGTTTGTCTCAATAGTATCTAGTTTAGTTCCATCTACTGAGACATCTCTACCATCAACATTGCCTATCACTGTAATAGCAGCAAACGTAGGACTATCCGTAGTAGCTACTCCTTGGTCTAGGGCCTTTACTGCTGTGATATTAGTCAGTTCGCTGTCCATTAGAGCACCGGCAGCAGTTACGTTAGCAGTATCCGTAACGTCTGCACCGGCTTCAATACCGTCTAGCTTTGTACCGTCAGCAGCTACATCCCTACCATCTACAGTACCGCTAACTGTGATATTGGTGAAGCTACCAGCAGCGGGAGTAGTCCCACCAATAACTGTATTGTCGATAGTGCCACCATCAATGTCTGCTGTATCAGCTACAAGACTATCAATGTTTGCTGTGCCATCTACATAGAGGTCTTTCCATTGAAAGGTAGCTGAACCTAGATCGTAGGTATCATCTGTCTTTGGTCTAAATTGAGCAGCTTCTGAAAGGTATTCTTGGTTAGGCCCAGTGACTTCAATAGGAGCACCCTCAGCGGTTGTTCCATCATGAGTATGACCTGTGGAGTTATTAAAGGCTGCTTCAACTGCGTCAAACTCTGCATCAAGATCAGCAGCATCAATCGTTTTTGTATCTGCAATATTGTCTGCAGTGTCTTGCCTAGTGTAGCCTGCCATTAGTTTCTATCCTTTGTTTTGTATTCTAGGACTATAGTATCCAAAGTGAATGGATCGTCTGCTTCTTGGTCAAAAATAAACTGTAGTGACATGTTAAAGAAGTTACCTGTTAGAAGAACTCTGTTATGGTATTGTGGTTTATTGCCGTAAGTGCTTGTACCGTATACCGCTGTACCATAGACTGAAGCTGTATTGCTCTGACTAAACTCTTTAGTAGATGGCTGAATAATGCCGATCTTTTGAAAGTCTAAGACCAACCCAACAGTCCCATTGTAGGAGCCTTCAGGGTCTAGGTAGACGGTAATAGAATGTGCTCTCTTCCTGAAAGATGGATCGTTGATAGGCATCCAAGGAGTAAAGAAAGAAGACTTAATGTTTACTCCGTCGAAGGTAGAACCAGACTCCATACGATAAACATACCCATCGTTATTACTGAATAGGACATATTCATTTAGTCCGTCATAACCGGAAGAGCAACGATAAGCTTTAATACCTAGGGTCTTTGACCAGTAGAACCCTTGTCCATTTTGGTCTGAGAACTGAGCACCGATAAAGCCTCTTTCCGAATAAGGGATAGCTGAATCAGTAGAATATCTAAACAAACGGTATTGGTTTTTCTCTCTGATAAGAACAGCTACATAATCAGCAGAAGGACTAATAGTGTCTAGGACATCCTGCTGAATTTGTCTTGAAGCTAGAGCCAGTGAGAAGTCTCCAATCTTTTCTGTGGCACCTAGATAACGAATACCATCTGGGCCTAGGAAAAGAATATCACCGCCTACCTCTTTTACTGTATCAGGAGAAATACACCCAATATCATCTGAGATAGTATTTAGTTCAAAAGAAAGAGCAGAGTCACCGCTAAGAACTTTAATCTCTTGTTCCGTAAAATGGATTAACTGTTCACGGAAAACAATCAGACCAGTAATATCTCTTGGCATACGGTATACGGCAGCACCGTTAGCAGTGTTAAAGTCTTCCTCGTTGAAAGGAGAAGTGAAAACTACAAGGTCATTGATACCGAAGAACAGATGGTCTTTGAACTCAGCAACATGGCTTGCACCTACAATGTCTGTAGTTCCTTGAAGTGTTTTGTAGCTAGAGCTTTCGTCAATAACAACCGGCTTGTTCTGACTATCAACCATAACGATCTTCTCTACGCCGTTAAAGTTAAACTGATCGAATCTACACTTAGTTGCACCTGAATGACTGGAAGCAAGCCAAGTAACAGCAGCGTTATCTGCCGGGCTAGAGGCTAGCGAAGGATTGATGCTTAGCGTAGCACTACCGGAGGTTACTGTAGGCGCTGAAAGAACTGTGTACACTTGCTCGATACCAGCTACGGTAAAAGTATCACCGGGCTGAGGCACGTAGTCATCATCATCAATTCCGTCTACTACAAGAGAACTACCAGTCTGACTACCACCATCTACAAGAACAGTACCGTAATCTGGTACGTTTAGTTTAGTCCAGCTACTACCTGATCCAGAGTAGACCATACCAGTTCTTACAGCAATGGCTTCTTGTAGAACCGCAGAGTAGTAAAGACCTTCAATCTTATAGTCACTTGAATTAGAGAAAGTAATAACGGCTTGGTCAGCAGGACTAGAAGCTAGGGAAGTCGTAAGAGTAAGGGTAGCTGACTTATTGGCAGAGTTGTAAGACACACCACCAGAATCAATGGTATAGGTTCCTGTTACCCCTGCGATAGTAAAGGAATCTCCTGCGGCTGGTGCAGCATGTAGGTTAGCTACATTAAGGGTAGTGCCTGACTGTCCGCTAGCCTGTACCCTACAATCCCCAAACAGAGGAACATAGTCACTATCAAATTTGGTGTATCCATTGATTCTTCTATACCCGCCTTTTACCGAAGGCTCAAAGTTGATGAGTTCTCTAGCAGAACCGGGCATTTGAATACCCTGTTGGAGAACGCTCATGTTAGAAACAAGACCGCCTTTTAGTTCTATTGGAAATGTTTCTAGTCGTGTCGGCATTAGTTAACTCTTACTGCTGTAATGTAGTCGTATTTTCGCTCTAGTCTTGTGTCTCGAAGGTAGTCATAGTGGTTAACATAAATAGACCTCATGTCCTTGATACCTTCATTGTACTTATTCCAGATTCTGTCTGCTTCTTCGTATGATCCACTAAAGAAGTTTAGGTAGTAATGTGCTCCATCTCCGATAAGATATCTGAATTGTTCTGGGATAGAAGGAACATCGTCATAGGCAGACAGATCGGTAGGAACTGAGTAGTATTCATAGACTAGTGGGTATGCTTCATCCGGCACAGGATAGACACCATACTCTCTGTCTGTAGTAATAAAGACGTAGGACGGCATTGACCTGATACCCTCGTTAGTTGTATTATACTCATCGTCTACAAAACGACTTAGGTAATCTTCGTAGTCAATAAGCTTTAGATACTTAGACTCGTTGCCAATAGTTCCATCTCTTTTAATTCTAAAAGTATTCTTGTCTACATATTTAGAGTCAGAAGGAAAAGCATAGCGAGTTGTACCAGCTACAAGAGTATCTTCTTGAGTGGTGTGGTTAAAGGGCCAAGTGAATGTGTCTTGGTTGATATACCGAATAGAGGCATTAACCGCTTGTTTGGCTAGGTTGTAATAGCCGTCAGCAGAAGCAAAGTTGCTTGATGTAAGCTCTACTTCTCCTGCTCTTTGGTTTAGATCATTCACCAGACCTAGAAAGTTATAAGCCATTAGGCGTACTCCTGCCAAGTTATACCAGCTTCGATATCAGCGTTTGCTGTGAGGGGCCTAGCACAAACTACAAGGGTATCTTTTGTCCCTGAGATAGATTCTCCTAAGCTAATTACGTTGTTTAAGTTTAAGGTAATCCCACCACTATGAGAACCTGAGGGAACAAACCCTCCAGTTAGAGTTGTTCCACCTGTTACTGTATTTGCTGTTGCACCAGTTGCGTATTCAATAGAAGAATTAGTTAGACCACTGTAAGTAAAGGTAGAAGCTACCGTAGGATTTAAGATAAGAAGCCATTCAAAGTCATCTTTTTGTTCGTTGATGATACTTAGATTTTTAATTTCTACTTGTTGTCCTGTATGGGCTGATTTTAGTCTTATTCCAATTATAGCGTAAATAGTTCCTACAACATTTGCATCTACATGAGTTCCTGAGGTAGAAGCGTAAAACTGAGATACGTGTGGGTCAATACCCCCTTCTGAAATTACAGCAGAGCAGATATGCTCTAGGCTAGAGGCCTGTCCACTCCCATCATTTTCTATACTATACCTAATAGGTAGGTTAGGAGTAGACATGTAGACACTAGTAATACTATTAGCGTGGTTAAACTGGTGAGCTAGAATATACTCTCCATCAATAATAAAACCACAACGAACAATACCAACACCTAGCCATTCAAAGTCAATAAAGAAGATTTGTACCTTTGCTGGATCAAGAGTAATACCAGACGAACCACTTCCAGTAAGAGGGTCTCTATTCCAGTCAGCCTGACTTACAACAGTCTCAACTACAGAGCCAGTAACATAAGATTTGATTACTAGTTTATTGATTCCTTCGTCGTATCTCCAGAAAATACCATTGTTATTATCTCCGTAACCAATCTCTCCAACAATACCTTCTCCACCACCAGAAGCTACCATTCTTCCTGTCAGGTAGATAAGCTGAGATTTACCCGGTTGGTAGTTAAATCTTTGGAAAGTTTGTCTTACTCTTTTTCCAGCAGTAGAGCCACTGACAGATAAAGTTGTAGAAGCTCTGTTTGCTGAGTGAGAGCTATTCGTTCCAGAGCCTGAGACTTCTTGGTCATCATAAAAGAGAGGTTGGTTATCGAAGAGTTGTTTAGAGTCAAAAGTAGAATGAGGAGCGGCAGTTCTTAAACGACCAAAAGCGTCTAACCCGGTTGGGTCAAACGCTACTGGAGTTGATGCAGCCTGCTCTCTAGGAAAGCCCGGCCTCTTGACAAATTGTACTGCCATTCTACTCTTCTGTTAATTCAGGAGGGGTAGCTCTCTCTAGGTCATCATTTCCAAAACTAGGAGAGTTAACCTTAGCCGTATACGATCCTACGTTTCTAATAATCTGGTAGTCTGTATTCTCTAGTGGGTAGATGATAGCATTAGATGTACCTGTTCTTTGGTCAGGATATTCTCCCTTAACCCGAACAATTGCAATCATGGCTTGTCCCCAAAGTCTACTAGGAACATCAAGAATAATTTTATCGTTTTCCATCTAGAAAAAGAGGGACTCCACCTGTAAGCAGAATCCCCCTAGCTCGTTAAAGTTAAGCGAGTTGATCGCGGGTTACTTCATCCGGCTCTACGCGGCCTGATTCCTCAAGATCAATGAGGATAGCGACTACGCGGAGGCGACCTTCAGTAACATCTGCTGAAGCTGCAATAAGCTTTACGTCAATGGTATCTGTGGTAGTTACCAGAGGAGTAAAAGTTAGAGCAGCACCATTGGTATCGTGGGTGAGACCCTGACCATTTGAACCAGCGGCAAGCCAGCCAGTAGCACTAACATCTCCGCCATCAATCATGTCATCGCCAGCAGCGAAGTCAATATCAACAGTGGGTGAAGTGCCGTTAAAGGCTTTCAGAACTTCAGCACCTACAGCAAATACATAGGTATCTGCGGGGATTTCTAGAAGCTGAAAGATGTCGCCGTTAGCACAAGTGTAACCATCAGCAACAAGCTTGTCGATGTCAAGGGTGGCCTCAACAACACGCATGGGCATAGCGCGATACTTGGAGGTATAGGCAGCAATACTATTGGAGTTAACCCCGATAGTAGCCTTTGATGTCATATCATAAGTAGTTGCCATTATCTATTCCCCTTACGCCACGTTCCACTTTGCGGTAACAAGAGCCTCAGGACGAAGAATCTTGCGACCGTAAAGGTGCATACCACGAACAATGTCACCAAATGAATCCGGGTCACGGAAGCTTTCAGTCTTGTTCATCTGCTCTGCGGTAGCTACAGCGTTGTCATGACCAGCGACAATGACACCATAGTTTGAGTTCTGGTTAGCAGTGCCGGTAGTACCCGGACCAGTACCTACTGAGGGCAGGTTATTGCTAACATAAACACGGAAACCAGAAATCATCATCGGGCTTTCACCAGCGCGAAGTGAACCTGAAGCACCGAAGTCAGAGTTGTGGAAACGTGAATCTTCGTCACCTAGGATTTCGCAAAGGTCTGAACTGATTACAAGCCAGCGGCCATCAGAGTCAACGAACTGCTTGTCGAGCAGGGTCTTCATGCGGTTAATAAGCATGACGGGTGAAACATACTCAGTGGGTAGAGCAGTTGCACCGGGAAGGCGAGGGGCTACAGGAATTGAATGGTCGCCTGCACCTGAAATGGTAATGTTACCAAACTTGCCTTTGTTCAGCTTCATGCTTGAAAGTAGTTCATCAGAACCAGCAGTAGCTACTGCTTTAGTACCATTAACCTGATCGTTAACAGTATCTGCGGCCAAGTGAATTGCTGACTGCTTGTACCCTGAGAGGTAGCCTAGAACTTCTTGGTCCATCTGGTCAGCCATACGGTAACCAGCACGGTCAGAAGCAAGCTGCATCCAGTTCATGTGTGAATGCGCTTCTTCAATGTCGTCCTGCTTGAAAGCAAAGTAGTTAGCTTTGTCTACTACAAGCTGGAACTCTTCGTCGTCTAGGTCTTGTGCGGTAACTTGAGTACCACGAGCATAAGGTGAAACCGTAATTTCCAATACGTTGTGTAGGTCTTTTTAATTATACCTACCTACAAGTTTCCCTGTAGATCAGACTATATCTTCATCCCGTAGGATGTCTGGCACTCGTGGAGAATACTTATCTACATGATCTATTTTATATTTCATAGTATAGAAAATGTAAGGGGATACAATGGATACAAACTCTCTTGAGTCTGCTGTGTTAAACCTTAAAGAGTATTTATCGTTTCGTTTGTCTACATCAAACTTTGCTTCTAAAGAGTATTTAGTTTTAAACCAGTCTTTTAAAAGCTCAGCTTCTTCTTTAGAACAATATGTAGAGAGACGAGTCATACAACCACAAGGCTTTTTTGTTTTGTTGTTTTTAGCTACAGTCCCGCTACCATCATCCATAAACCAAAGAGCTAGGCTCTGATCTGTTAGGTATGATAGCATTTTTTCTGTATACTTAAACTCACCTTCAGGGTACAGAACTCTGTGCATCTGCCGGAAGTACTTGTGGTTTTTGTATAACTGATGGTTTGTGTATTCTTTCCCAGTCTTTTTGTTAGTAGACTTGTAAGTATATAGGTTTGGTTCTTTTCCTCCTAAAACACTGTGTAGAAGCTTTTGCTTATACTTTAAGTATTCTAGTTGTTTTGGACCATGACCTATAATAAGTCTTGCTGTTTTATCAGACTGATCTTTAGAAAGATAAATACCACCATCACCGATAGCACACCCATAGAGGATGCCTCTTTTTCTTCTATCCATTGTTTCCTTTCGTTAGCTACGACGAGCCACTACTTGTTATATGTATTCTCTAGTCGTTGAACCTTCCCCTTTCGAGGCTTGGCTGCTGATTCCCATATCTTTTGACTTAGGGTTCCAGCAATTCACCAGATTTTTTCTCTAGCGTTATGCCGCTAGGAAGCCCAAAACTTTAGGCTCTTTGATGATACGAACAGTATCACCAACACCGGAGATTTCACCAAAATAGTCAGAGTTAGTAATGTCGCCTACCGTAGTTTTCTTACGGAAAGCGAGTTGGGCCTTCTTGCTGAAGATAACCGGCGAGAAGTTCCCATTGGGTAGGTTACCATAACCTGCCGCTGTTTGGAAAGCCATACTCATTCTCCTATGTTTGGCTAATTAGGCTAAACAGTTTTACTACTGAGGCTGATGTTACTAGGGTTGTCCTATTGGGGCCTAGACGATCAGGTTGTCATTGTAACAGTTTTAGCTGTATCGGGTAGGGTTGTCCTCTTTCTTTTAGGGGAGAGAGGGGCCTAAGTATTCTGTGCTGCGGGAGCATATCCCGTCGGATAGAGGCATCCCCGCAGCTTACATTGTAAGTTATACTTACAAATAGTTATTTGTCAACACTTTATTATGCAGCGCCTGACATATCGTAAACAAACTTGCCATTACGCATTGATTCCATAATAGCCTGTTCGTTCTTTGCGTATTCTTGTGCTGACATCTTGTTGACTTGAGACTCAGTAAAGGTACCATTCACGTCTGCTGCATCAACAGAAGGACGGTCTTTAGTCTTTACACCTTTAGCTGCTTTCTTTGTGGTCTCTTTTTCAAAGATACCTTTCTCTGCTTTGTAAAGATTAAGAACACTGATGACTGCTTTAGAGTCTTCGTCGTTTTCGTAAAGAGCATCTTGGACCCATTGACTCTGATCTTCTACCCAGTTGTGAAAGTCATCATCTGTCTGTAGATCATAGAAGTCTGGGTGTGCTTTAACAATAGCATCCAGAGCTTTTTCTCGTGCAGTCTGTTTTTGGTTACTACGAAGAGACTCAATCTCGGACTGAGCTTCCTGAACCTTTTGGTCTGCAATCTTCATAGCAAGAGTTTCTACAATCTTAGCTACGTCAGGATACTTCTTTTTCCAAGCATCTAGGTCTTCGTCCGAAGCTGGAGGTTTTACTTTAGCAGAAGACTCTACTTGTTTTCTTAGGTCTTCGATTTCCTTCTGTAGCGCTCTCTTTTTTTCATCAGAGTGTCTACGAAGGTCACCGTATCTTTTCTTCCAAGTATCATCTTCAGGTGCAGAGGTCTTTGGTTCAGGAGTTTCTTCTTCCTCTACCTCTGAAGTTACCTCTAGTTCTTCTAGTTCTTTTTCTGTTTGCTCGATCCGCTCTTTATTTTTTTTAGTAGCAGGAGTCATAAAAGCAGTTTTAGTAGACATTCGTTTTCCTTTGTCTGGGGCCGGTTATTTCCGGGTAGCCATAATACGTCGTTTAACTAGTCCGCCTTTTGAGTATTTAGCGGGTCTCCTTTTGACTAGACCACCTTTAGCGAAAGGCTGATTGCCTGTGTCATAGTCTTCAGTTGGTGCGACGTTACCACCACCAGTAGGTGTACTGATAGTGTCACCAAAAGAAAGAGTTGTTAGGTTAGTTGTTGTTGGGACAGAAGTAGGAGTTTTATTGCTGGAGGAACCTCCGCTAGAGGTAGAATCCCCATCACTAAAAATACTTTCGTCATCAAACCTAAGGTCAGCAAAATCACTTTCACCTGTTACCTTTTCAATATCTTCAAAGCCTTTTTTAGTTTCTTCTTCTATATTCTGTAAGACTTGTTCCCAACTGTCTGCGGCTCGAAATACATCAGGCACATAATCCCTAGTTTCAGGTTCAAGTTCTCCTTGCTCTGTTTTACCCGGTCCTTGGTTATATGCCTTTAGAGCATCTTCCCAGTTACCAAACTCTTCATACATACCTTTTAAGTAGTCTATGCCGAACTTAATATTTGCATCAACAGTCTCTTTTCCGTGAGTTCCTTCTAAAGGAGAAACACCATAACCGGGGTCTAATGCCGTTAAAGGAGTAACTTGGAATAAACCGTGGCCTGCCTTTTTAGACGTAGCGTTAGGGTTAAACTGGCTTTCAACCTGAGCTAATCCAAGAGCAATGGCTGGGTCAACTCCGACCGATTCTGCATAGTTAATAATTTTTTCAATATTAGCTGAATTACCGGGATCAGTTTGAAAACCAATTGTCTGCTCTAAACTACCTCTATTTAGATTAGAAGGAGTTAAGTCAGTAAGAGAGGACCAACTAACTTCTGGCGGTTTAGTGGCAGGCGCAGTATTCTTTTGAGATGTAGTCGGCTCTACTGAAGGCCTAGCTGGTGGAATAGGGCTTGTAGTAGGAGCTAGAGGGGACTCTTTTCCGGAATAGGCTTCTCTTGGGAAAACCGGAGGAACAAAATTAGAGGTACCAAATTGTTTTCCAAAGGCATCCCGAGGAAATACATCTGTAACTCCTCCATTTAGCCCATTAATATTTACGGTTTCTCCTCCAGCATAGCTGACAGTTTGACCAGCAACTAAAACAGTTTCTCCTTTTGGGATAACATACTGCTCTCCCTCAAACATAACTACTGCCGCAGTGCTTCCCGGATCAGCTCTTCTGACAGAAATACCGTCAGACACACTTACGGGACTCTGTTCTGTGGCTGCGTTAATTTTACTTCCTTCTGGAATCCAATCACCGGGAAGAGGATTCTCACCACTTAATTGCATGACTGGTACTACAGAACCGGGTCCAATTTTTTCCGCAGTAGTAGTGCCCGGAGGAATTGGAGGTTCTCCAGAAGGAGGAGCACTATCTTCAGAAGTAGGAGTAGGAGTAGGGAGGGTAGGTGCTCTGTAGTCTGCGTCAGGTGCAGCCATTAAATTAGGTGGTATTCTAGCAGTAAGGACTTCTGATGATGTGGTAGGAGGACCGGCTGGAGGATTAACTGGTACACTAACACTAGACCTGCCACCTGCAGGAGGCTGTGTATTAACTACAGGAGCTACACCCACGGTTGGTGCCTGAAGAGTAGGTGTAGCAAAGAGTTCGCCTGGCATAACTGGGTTTGTAGCTACACCTTGGTCAATACCGGGAATATACTGAGGAACAACACCCGGAGTTTGTGGTTGAGTTGGAGCAACAGTGTTAACTTGAGGACCACCGGGAAACTCCTGTGGCTGTAGAGTAGAACCGCCTGTTACTGTGTTTAGCAAGCTCTGCTGGATAGTAGGTGAAGTAGGAGTAATACCAGCAGTAGGTGCTACAGGCTGAGTAGGACCAGCAGTAGTTACTGTAGGACTTACAACCGGAACTGGAGGAGTAGGTGCTTGTCCGACCTGAGGTAGAGTTCCTGCGGTAGGTACCTGTTGTAACGGAGCAGGCTGTGGTTGGGTAAATCCAAGACCTTGTTGAGTGGGCCTATTAGCTGTATCTGCTGTACCAATAGGAGCTACTGACTGAGTAGGAGCAGTAGTAGGTACAGTCGGCTGGCCTTGCATCATAGCCACTGCTCTAGCTTGAGCCGCTTCTACTGCAGCAGCAGAGGGATTAACACTGGCAGGAAATAGCTGTTCTGTTGGCTGAGGAGCCGCTGGCATACCACCAGTAGGTACATTAAGCCTAGGATCATTTCCGTAGTAAGCCTGAGTAGTAGGTGCAGTAGGCAGAGTAGTAGTTTCGATTGGTGGCTGGCTTGGTGTAGGCTTAAAAGTAGCACCCTCGTAGGCTGGATTGTTAACAGCAATACCAGTGCCGGGCTGAGCTGTTGGCGGTGGCTGAACTACGTCTGTACTAAGAGGATATTGACCCGGATTAATAACAGGTACAGGAGTAGTTGTAGCAGGTACACCAGTAGAAGTAAATGCTTCAGGAGGTGGTGTTCTACCATCAAGGCTGATAGGCTTACCGGGTTCTACTGGAGTTAAGCTTAGAGTACCTAGCAGACCTTCAGGCGCAGCTTTTCTATGCCGATCAACTACATTAGCTGCATCGGCTGATAGCCATTCAGTTAGTTTGCTAGGTTTACCAGCTTCAGAAGCTAGAGTTTTACTCTTGTCTAATAGTTCTTGAGCGACATCAGTATAGCCTAGATCATTAGCTACAACAGCAGCAGCTTCTAGATTAGTGATACGGTCTTGTTCAATTAGACCACCGAATACACCACCACCAAAAAGGTCTAGCATAGTTTTTTCTAGACCGCTAGGGTCTTCAAGCATCTGCTTGAATTGCTCTTCATCGTAGGTGTAATAACTAGTGAAGTCGTCTTGTTGTTCTTCTGTAGTATTCCCTTCTTCTCTAGTGTTTTGTAGTTGGGCTTGGTAGGCTTCCATTGTCATATAGCCAGCAGGGATAGGATCGAGAGGATTGCCGTTAGCGTCTACCCTGATCTGGATAGTATCTCCATTGGCGTTAATGTAAGTGACGTACGTATAGGAAACCTGTGTAGTAGGAGCAGTACCACCAAAGTAGCTAAAGCCTACAGTTCTATAGGCATCAGGATTAAAGCCAGAAACAATGTCAGCTTCGGTAGGATTTGTTACGAAACCACCTTCAGCCATCTTCTGCACTTTACCCGGTTGAGTTTTAAGCATGTCATTGGTTTGCTGAACTAGTCTGTCAAAGGTTTTTGCGCCGTAAGTATTAACTACGTTTTCTGGAATAACATACTCACCTTCTGAAAGCAGAGCAGGCACATCATCTCTAACGCCTTTAGCTGTTCCGTTAGGCGGTACTTTATTTCCTGATACTGGGTCTTTCTTCACTTCGCCTCCTTTGGCAAATTCTGTCCATTGCAAATCTCTTGGTTTATCTTCTGTAGATTCTGGAGGATTAGCAAACCTTTCTTCAAGAGTCATGTCTTTTCTTGTAGTTACATTACGAGCCTCTGTTTCACCTGCTTTTCTTCTATAAGCTTCATCATAGTCTACTAAACTAGGAACACCTAGGTCTGTGTCTATAAAAAAAGGTTCTGTAGGTTTAGCTAAAATTAAATAGGGTTTTTCAGGCATTAATCCTAAGGCAAAAGACTTCTCATCTTTTACTTTTTGCCAACCTTCTTCACCAAACCAATTTTTACCAGACTGTTCAAATCCGGGTAAATCCTTATAGGACGAAAGAAAAGAAGCACTTCGAAAGATAAAATCATTTTGCTTTTGTGGTTCTGGTCTATCTATGAAAGAGAGCAATTCATCTCGATCATTTAAAAGCCTCCAAAGGTCTGGTTTTTCTAAAATACTAACAGAATCTACAGACCTACTAAAAAATTCGTCAAAAGGAAGGCCTAGCTCTTCAGCCATATCTGTAAGAAATCCAAGCTGTACATGAGCTAAATCTCTATAATCAAAGTCTTCAAAAGTTTTTAGATCAATCTCATACTTTTTTTTTGCTTCTTCATAGGCTGCTAGTTTTTTATTGTATTCTTCGTAAGCTTCTGCTTTCTTAAGAACTTTTTCGTTTTGTTTTAAAGCGTAAATAGTTTCAGCAATAGGTACGAGTTCTTTACTTTGGATAGAAGTTCCAAGAGAAAAACCTTCTATTTTTTGAACTTTGTGTTGGATTTCATGTAAGAGAGTACTCATTGCTTCTTCAGGTTTTAAACTAGGGTTTAAAGCAATAAGATTAAATTCTTCAGAAAAGTAACCTCTTGTTCTTGTTCCACTTAAACTATTATCAATAACAACACGAATATCCCCTATTGAAGGATACTGTCTATAAAGTTCATCATGCTCAAAAACCTCATTTAAAAACTTATAGGGCCTAGACCATGAGGGTAAAGAATCTGAGTAACCAAAGTCTGAGATAGAAGTAATCTCTTTCTTTGTGTCTATGAAAGACATATCATATAGATTAAACTTTGCATCTTTGTCTACAATCTCAAACCTAGGTTCACCATCTTTTCCTTGAGACTGAGGTAACAGGTTACCGTTTGAGTCAATGTTGGGGTTTGTAGCCTTACGCCCACCAAAGATTCTAAGTGCACCTTCAGGAACTTCAAAGAACAAAGAACCTACACCCATATTAGGAGCCAAACCAACTACGTCACCAAGAGTTCCTTCTCCTCTGACAGCACTAGCAACAGATTCATAAGCATCTTGTGGAATCTGCTTAGCTATTTCAATTACTTGTTCCCTAGAAAGAAGTGGTCTACCTCTTTGGTTCCAAGAAGCCCACCAATCTTTAGCTTTGGTATTTAAAGTTCTTTGGTCGGGATTTGGTTTGATGGTGTATACAACTCCACTAGCATCATTTTTATAAATCTTATTTCCAGCCTCATCCTCCCCAATAAAACGATCTTTAGGTCCAGCCCCTAGAGGCCTTTCAAAGCCCGGAACAGAAGACAAACCTAGAGCTTCCATCTCAGTGTCTACTGGAGTGGTCTTAACACCTTTACCTCTCTCCCGCATTTCTCTACGAGATAGACTACCTGTCGTTTCTGCCATTAATTTCTTCCCTTAGTTTGGTAAGTCTTTTCAGTTCTGTGACTGCTCCCTGACAACGATAAATCTCCTCGATATCATTGCTGCGCTCAAGCTTCTGTCGTTTCTCTTCGATACGAGCATTGATGTATTCTAAGAAGTCATCCCATACATCTTTGTTGTTAGTAATCTGCTTTAAGCTCATTACTGTACCCTAGGTTCTTGTCCGGTAAAACCTTCTTCCTGTGGAGTATTCACCCCACCGGGTCCAATATTACCGTTACCAGTCTGCTGTGTATTGCCGGGAGTAGGAACATTAGGCGCTCCTTCTGTACCCTGTCCCGGTGGAGCTTGACCCTCAGGAGTCTGCGCTGGCTGCATAGCCTGTAGCATCTTGGCTTGGATAGCTGCATCACTGAGAGAGTTAACAACTTTATCAGGATCAAGATCAAGACTCTTGGAGATTTCTCTGATGATGTAATCCATCTTGGCAAAGGGAGCAAGCATTGGGTTCTGGACAATAGATAGAAGCTGCATTAGTCTCTGGCTTCTTACTTCGTTAGCCATCAGGCTTTCAGTACCACGAGCTTTAACTTCTAGATCGCCTTTGATTTCCTCATCATTGTCGAACTGCATGTTGAAATGATAGAGGGCTTTACCTAGGGGGGCCAGTAGATAGTCGTCAATGTTCTTGATAACAGAGCGAACAGAACCTGCTGCGGCACCCATCATCATTGAGATACCGGAAGATGTTCTACCAATACCGCCTGATACTCCCATCTGTCCATGTGCAAATGAGGGAATGCCTGTAGACTCATCAGATAGCTGACGAGCCTTATCGAACATATCCATGTTTTCTTTTGCAGTAGAAGGGAACTTAGTACCAAAGATAGCTTGACCCGGAGCACCGCCAGACCTACGGAATACCTTACCCGGATAAATAGTCAGGTCTTGTCCGGGAGTAAGGCTATCCTCATCAATCTCAATAATCATGTTGCCAGCTAGAGCAGCATTGTCGATAGCCATTCTCATGAAACCATTCATAAGAGTTTGAGTATCGTCCATGTTTTCTGCTACACCAACCCCAAAAAAACTATACGGGTTGGTTTCGTAGGGTACAGCATGGAAGGGGAGGTTAGCCGGTTTGAAGGGGTTCATAACCATTCGTAATAGCTGGTTGTTACAAACCCAGATGTTTACGCTTAGTTCTTCTTTATCTCTTAGAGAAGGAGGAATAGCTAGGCCGTAGTCTGTTAGAACTTCTGTGTCTACATTACCCCAGAACTCTAATACCTCGAACCGTTCAGGAGAACTACCAGTCTGCTCTTCTTCTAGTTGAGTCTCCCACCATTTTTCTGTGTAGGATTCTCCGATTGAGATAGCAGTATCAATAGCATTCTTTCTAAACAGAGGTCTTTTCTTTAGGCTACGAAGCTTTGAGCGTGTCATCTTGTGACGACGGATGACATACTCTGCTTCTTCCATATTGTCTGCGTCTGGATCAGGATAGAAATTCCAGATAGATACAAACTCTACACTTGGGATAGTTTTAATTTCTGGGTCGTATTCTCCGTCTTCTTCCCACTTTGGGTATTCTTTGTCCACAGCAAATGGACCTTGCATAACGCCAGTACCAAAGAGAGCAGCCTCAAAAGCTACGTTACGTAGGGACTTATTGGCGTTACATTCATCTAGCTGGTCTTGAATTTTCTTTTCCATCTTAGCAGCAGATACAGCAGCAGGGTGGAAAGTAATGCTTGTGGGTGTAGTTCCGGGTCCGGGTTTGATATCTTCCATAACAGGACCAAGCTTAGTCTTTAGCGCACCAAGCCGTTCCTGTAGTTCTTGTAGTGTTTCACCCGGTTTTAGTTTGCGCTCTTCTTCTGGAATACCTTCGGGCATGTCCTGCATTTCCATATGCACAGACTCTTCTACACCGTCTGGTAGGGCAGTTGGAGCAATGCTAATTGGAAACTTATCTGTTCCAAAGAGAACATCAACAATGGAT